AGAAAGAGATATAGCTTTAGGTAAAGTTAAAGAAGAAGCAGAAGATATTGCTGAAACAGAAACTTTAGCACCAGAAGAAAAAACCTTTAAGAAAAGATATGGTGACTTAAGAAGGCACACTCAGGAGAAAGAAAAAACTTATCAAGATGAGATATTTAAGTTAAAACAACAACTCACAGATACAGCAACTAAAGAAATAAAGTTGCCTAAATCTGATGAAGAGATTGCTAAATGGTCTGAGGAATATCCTGATGTTGCTAAAATTGTAGAAAGTATTGCTACAAAGAAAGCAAAAGAGTTAGATTCTACATTAGAAGAAAGAATGAAATTAATTGCAGATAGAGAGGCACAAGCTACTCGTGCCACTGCAGAAGCAGAACTTATGAGAATACATCCTGATTTTGATACAATTAGAAACGACCAAGATTTTCATGATTGGGTTGAAGTACAACCTAGATGGGTTCAACAGGCTTTATATGAAAATGAAAGCGATTCTAAATCTGCAGCAAGAGCAATAGATTTATATAAAATAGATATGGGAATAACAGATACTCCCACTAAAAAGAAACCAGATGCTTCTAAGGAAGCTGCAAAAGCTGTAACTAGAGGGGCATCCAATGCACCTGCAGCTAGTAAAACAGGACAAGCAAATCAGATTAAAGAGTCTGATGTAGCTAAAATGAAACCACATGAGTTTGCGAAAAATGAGGAAAGAATACAAGAAGCCATTCAATCAGGCAACTTTATATATGATATAAGCCGACGTGCTTAATATTTTTCTTTACTTTTTAAAATTTATGTGTTATAAAATGTATAAATAGCAGCCCATCTTTTTGATGACTACCTTGCTTAACACATTTTCACGATTTATACTAAGAAAAACTACCTAGTTTAAGTTAGCCCCACTACGGACACCTAACAGTTACTAGCCTTTTGATTGTGTATGCACTCGTATTTTAATATTAGCCAAGGAGGATAACATGGCTTTCCAAACTGCGGCTGGATACGGGAATTTACCTAATGGCAATTTTAGTCCCATTATTTACTCCCAAAAGGTTCAGCAAGCTTTTCGTAAAACCTCTGTTGTAGAATCAATCACAAATAGTGACTACTTTGGAGAGATTGCGAATTATGGTGATACTGTAAAAATTATCAAAGAACCAGAAATCACTGTAAAAGAATACGCCCGTGGTGTTAACATTCAACCACAAGACCTAGACGATGAGGATTTTTCTCTTATCGTAGATAAGGCAAACTACTTTGCTTTCAAAGTTGATGACATTGAAGAAGCTCATAGTCATGTAAACTTTGAGTCAATGGCTTCTGACAGAGCTGGATATAGACTTCGTGACCAACATGACCAAGAAGTTCTTGGTTATTTAGCTGGTTTCAAGCAATCATCTCTTAACACTGCAGCAGGAACAGCTAATGATACTGTAAATGGTACAAAAGCTGTGTCAACTGCAGGTTCAGACGAATTGCTAACAAGCATGAAGTTAAGAAAAGATAGCTTTGGTAACATCACTACTTCAAGTGCTGGTGACCACTCTATCCCATTAGCTCCAAGAATGCCAGGTGCTACAGCTCAAGCAACAGCAACTGCTACACCATTGCAAGTTATTGCAAGAATGGGCAGATTGCTAGATACACAGTTTGTAGACACAGAAGGTAGATGGTTAGTTCTACATCCAACTTTCGTTGAAATCTTAAAAGATGAAGATTCAAGACTTCTCAATGCAGATTTCGGTGAGTCAGGAGGATTAAGAAGCGGATTGTCAATAGGTTCATTACATGGTTTTGATATCTATATGTCAAATAACCTACCTGCTGTTGGCACAGGACCAGGAACTTCAGGTTCTGCTAACCAAAACTCAAACTATGGAGTTATTGTAGCTGGTCATTCTTCATCAGTAGCAACAGCTTCGCAGATAACAAAGACAGAGTCTTATAGAGACCCTGATTCTTTCGCAGACATCGTAAGAGGTATGCATTTATATGGCAGAAAGATTCTTCGTCCAGAAGCAATCGTTACTGCTAAATACAACGTAGCGTAGGGAGGTATAAATGGCAACTTATGATTTAACTTCTAAAGATACCACTGGCGTATCTTCCAACTCTATCGCGGCTATGCCGTCATCTAAAAATACTCACGTAATGAGAAATATTGAAGCATATCTTGATATTGATGCGTTAGTAGCAGCAGGTGGAACTTTTGCAGACGGAGACATCTTTCAGGTGTTAGAAATCCCTGCAAATACTTTAGTCATCAATGCAGGTGCAGAAGTAATGAGTGCATTTACTTCAAGTTGTACTCTTGACATGGACTTTGCAGCAGGTGATGACATTATTGATGGTGCAGACATTACATCCACAGGCTTTTGTGCCGCAGGAACTAATGGTCAAACCAACACTATTGTCGGAAGTGGAGCTTCAACTTATACTCAATTCGTAACTACTACAGATACGATTGATGCTAAGATTGACGGTGCCGCTCCAGCTACAGGAAGACTTAGAATGTATGCCACTGTTATTGATTTAGCAGGTCATGGCTTAGATGATAAGCCTGATGAGGTCGATAGAGACCAACTCGCTTAAATTTTTTATAGAGGGCTGCTTTAGGGTAGCCCTTTATTTTAAGGACAATAATGGCTCAGACTTTTCTTACATTAACAAATAGTGTTTTATCTCGTATGAATGAAGTTGAATTAACTTCAGCTACTTTTGCTACATCTAGAGGTATACAAACACAAGCTAAGAATGCAATTAATGAGACAATAAGATATATTAATCAAAAAGAGTTTAGCTATCCATTTAATCATGCAACTAATACTGAAACGTTAGTTCCAGGGACAGTAAAATATACTTTACCTGCATCAACAAAGCATGTAGATTATAATACTGCTAGAATCGTCAAGGATTCTACATTAGGTACATCTGGAGTAAACTTAAGCACTTTATCTTATAATGAATACATTGCTAATAATGTAGAACAAGAAGATGAGATAGAGACAACTACTACAAGTACCACACATACCGATAGTGTAACAACTATAACTGTAGCCAGTACTTCTGGCTTTTCTGCTTCTGGTACGTTACATATTGCAAATGAACAAATAACTTATACTGCTATAGGCTCCAGTACAACATTCACAGGATGCACTAGAGGGGCAAACAGCACCACAGCCGCATCAATAGCTAGTGGCGTTCAAGTAGCACAGTTCGATAATGGAGGAGTGCCTTCACATATCGTAAGAACATTAGATAATAATTATATTTTGTATCCTTTTCCAAACAAAGCATACACACTAAAGTTTGATTATTTTACTTTTCCAAGTGATTTATCTGCTCATGGGGACACAACAACAATACCCGACAGGTTCGCCCCAGTGATAGTAGATGGGGCAACTGCATACGCTTACCAGTATCGTGGAGAAATAGAACAGTATCAATTAAACTTTGCTAGATTTGAGCAAGGCATAAAGAATATGCAAACACTACTTGTTAATAAATACGAGTATGTAAGGTCTACAGTAATATTAAAACCTACAAGCATGGCAGGATATTTTAGTACCGAAACGACAACATAATGGCAGACTTATCAAGAGCACAGCCTACTGCGTTTAACTGTGAAGGAGGATTGGTATTAAACAAATCTACCTTTATGATGCAACCAGGAGAAGCCCTAGAACTTAGAAACTTTGAACCTGCTGTAGATGGCGGGTATAGAAGAATAAACGGGTTCTCAAAATATGTATCTGTTATTGTGCCTTTTACCTCTAGTTCTTCTGAGAAAGTACTTATGGTAGCAACTTTTGGTAGCAATGTATTAGCTGCCAGAGGTGAGAAAATATTTAGTGCTACCCCTGGGGGTTCTTCTTGGACGGAAAGAGATACAGGTAGAACTGGTGCAGGTAAATATAACTTTGAACGATTCAACTTTGATGGCACAGATAAAATAGTTGTAGTAGATGGAGCAAATGCTCCTACAGTATTTAACTCTAGTTTAGCCGCAACAGATGTAAGTGACAGTTCTGTATCAGGTTCTAAGTTTGTGGTATCATTTAAGAACCATATGTTTTATGCAGGTAAGTCAACTACTAAACAAGAAGTTGTATTTAGTGAACCTTTTAATGAAGATGGTTTTAATAGTGGACAAGGTGCAGGCAGCTTTAAAGTTGATGATGAGATAACAGGACTTAAAGTTTTCCGTGATGACTTATTTATATTTTGCGAAACTAGAATATTTAAATTATCTGGCACCTCAAGTTCTACCTTTGCAGTAGCAGATGTAACAAGAGATATAGGATGTATCAACGGGGATACAATCCAAGAATTTGCTGGTGATTTAATATTTCTAGGTCCTGATGGTCTAAGAACTATTGCTGGTACTGCAAGAATTGGTGACGTTGAATTAGGAACTATAAGCTCTAACGT